AATCATGCAAACAATCATAACAGCTATTGGGTCTCCACCTCCTGGCCAAAGTAAATAATCCTCTGGTCCGAAGTTCTTTAATATTCTTTTTGCCTTTTGAATAGATGGTCCAGGAAGAAACTGTGGTTTCTCATTTGGCTCATAAATAATTTCTATCGTTCCATAACGAGTTGCATCAGTCAGGTCTGGTGTCCAACCAAACTTGTTCTTCACTGGTCTATTCACAACATATACTTTTGGCATTTTATTATCCTTTCTCAATTTTTTCTTAATTTAACCTTAATATTAAATAAGGTAAATAAAAAAATATTGTTTCTCATCATGCCTTATATAATTAGAATAGTAAAGTAATTATTTACTATATAGAGAAAATCTGTCAATAAAAAATAATTTTTCAAAATAAGTGAAAGATCGGGAACGTCGGTTTCTCTGGTAGTTTTATTGTTTTAAAACAAATATTTATGTTGCGTTCCCGTTGTTAAAAGTTAAGAGAAACGCACCCCAGTCTTCGGGATCTTTTTTTCTAAGTCATTGTTTTTGTTACGATCTTTTTTCTTTACATTCTGTAAATTATAAGGCACAATGCCTGTATAAATGAGAAATAAATATGATCACAAAATTTGCTATAAAAGTCCACGAAGTTATCACTGATACAAAGACTGGACATTCAAATGAATATCAACCTACATATTTTTCAAAGGTTGTTAACACAATTTCAGAGAGAGTTTCAACAACTCAAAGACCAGAAGTTCTTTTTGCAACAAGAAAAGAAGCATGGGAAGTTGTTTCTGGTTTGCCTGCCACTGGCACTCTTGGTCAGTTTTCATATAAATATACTTACAGCATCGAGTCATTAACATATGGTTATGCCAATCACATTGGTTGGTCAGATGTAAATCCATATGAGATTGTAAAAGTTGTGTCTGATAAAACTATTGACATTAGACCTATGGATGCAACAAGAGATGAAAGTTGGAAACCAGAGTTTGTTTCTGGTGGTTATGCTGGTCACTGTGTTAACCAGTGTGATCAAAAGTGGGATGTTGTTTCAAACGACGATGCTCCACTTGTTAGAGCAAGATTAAGAAAGGATGGCTATTATCATTCTGTTATTGGCAAGCACCTTTTAGGTGATAAACCAAGAAAGTTTTACGATTTTAATTTTTAGTTATTGGGGGATTTATTCCCCCAGCATTTGAGAAAGGAGATATTTATGTCAGGTGCAACAGCAAAGCAGTTCCAAGAGTGGGAACAAAGAGCAAAGAAATGCTCAATCGATGAACTTGAATTTATTTGCAAGGATTGTAGAGAAGCAGAACTTGCTATGAGAGGGTGGAATCCTGAAAAGGAAAATTATTATGCTGACCAGAGAATGACATACTCTGCTGAGTTAACAAGAAGGAGGAAAAAATGCAAATAGATTTTACTTCTTCAGAACTTTTAGCTATGACTTGTATACTGCAATGTCATCATGAGAGAATTATGTGTGAATATTCAGAGTGTTTCGATTCCAAAGATCATCAAGATTTTAAAGCATTAATCCAAAAATGCGAGAAAATTTTAAAAGAGAATGGCATTGAAAAAGATTGGAAGCAGAGCGAAAGATCTATAAAAGAAATTAGAAAACTTTGGGATCTAGAATGATGATAAAAGCATTTGCATTGATGTTGTATGGTTGTCTTGGTTTTATATTTACCATAATGGTTTTCGAACTTATGGTTGGTTGTGGTGAAAAAACTTATTTCCCTGATGGTCATTGGACAACAAATGAGTGTTTAATTATTCCTCATAAACAAACATCTGGTACATGGAAATGAACAGATTTCTTATTGAAAGAGATGTTAATGATATAGCAGTTTCTCTTTGTGACCAGCACATTGTTAAGATGCCATTAGAAGAAACACAAATGCTTTGTACTGCCATTTGGCATAGAGCTCCAAAGTATGCATATTTGAATAACTTTTATAAACCTGTTCACCAGAAACATCCCTGTACTCTCTGGGCAATGGAGAATAAAAGCAATTATTATTTTGCTTTGCATTTATTAGATGCGATGTTAACAGAATACACTTACAGATATGATAAAGTTCATGGTGCAAGTATTCACAGAGACAGTTTGTTTTATGCTGCTCGGTTTATCCCTGAAGGCAAAAACACAAAACATCCCCAGTGCTTTGGTGATCATAATGACTGTAGAACTGATGAGTTCTATCCGATGGAAGCATACAGAAATTTTTATGTCAAAACTAAAATGTCAATGGCACGATATAATAAAAAAAGAAATAAACCTGAATGGATTTACTTTCAATGATTTATGGTTTACAGTAATTTATAGAAATAATTAAAAACATTATTTCCTCCCATTTCAAATATTTAATATTTATTAAACTTGGAGCTCTCTTAACAGAGAGCTTTCTTTTTGCCCAGAAATAAGATATACAGTTAATTAACAGTTCACCACTGAAAATAAAGGTTTGCAGGAGAAAATTATGGTTTCAGGAAATGGCAAGAAAATAACAGTCAAGAGACCAGTTAACAATGGTCCAAAAGTAAAAACTGAGAACTGGGATGGAAAGTTCAAATCAGTTGAATCAATGAAAAATCAAAAACCACCACAACCAAGACAAGAGAGATATAAGAAATGGAATCATCGTGCAACTATTCATTGGATAATGGGACAGGCAGATCCCGTCGGTTTCCTTGCAAATGTAATGAATGGAAAAGAAATGTTCCCAGTTTACTCGGAGTCAGACGGAGAAATACAGAACATTGGCAAAATAGGTGCAGACCCAGAATTGAGGGTTATGGCTGCGAAAACACTATTAGGAAAATGCGTCCCTGATTTAAAAGCTGTTGAAGTGACAGCTCAAATAGAAGAGAGAAAGGTGCTGGATATCAGCAAACTAACAGACAATGACCTTAATACAATCGAGCGAGTTCTTGAAAATGCTGTCATTGACGGAAGTCAAAGCAGAGAAGATGAAGAGATCGTTGAAAACATTCATCCAGGAGAGCTGGGGAACAGTTGAGCCAGGACGAGAGTTCTATGACAACTGGCATATTGATGCAATAGCAGAGCATTTACAAGCAGTTGTTGAGGGTGACATTCGTCGGTTAATAATTAACATTCCTCCAAGACACATGAAATCAATCGCAGTGGCAGTTGCACTTCCTGCATGGACATGGGCAATCCAGCCGCAGAAAAGATTTTTATTTGCATCATATGCAGGTTCATTGTCAATAAGAGATTCAGTTAAATGCAGAAGATTAATTGACAGTGCTTGGTATAAAAAGCATTTTGATGGTTCTTTTAAATTAACAACAGATCAAAACCAAAAACAAAGATTTGAGAATGACAAAACAGGATACAGAATTGCAACATCAGTTGACGGAGCTTTGACAGGTGAAGGTGGTGACATAATTGTTATTGACGATCCTCACAATGTTAGAGAAGCAGAGTCTAATACAGTCAGGGAGGGTGTTCTTGATTGGTGGGATCAGGCAATGCAAACCAGACTCAATGACCCAAAGACTGGAGCATTTGTTATCATTATGCAAAGAGTTCACGAGAAAGACTTGACAGGACATATTTTGGCAAATGACAATGACTGGGATCACCTTTGTATTCCTGCCAGATACGAGATTGGTCATCCAACAGTTTCTAAAAGTTCATTGTTCTTTACAGATCCAAGAACAAAAGAAGGTGAGCTTCTCTGGCCAGAAAGAATAGATGAAAAGACTCTTGATAATTTAGAGAAAAGTCTTGGCACATATGCATCGGCAGGTCAACTGCAACAACGACCAATGCCCAAAGGTGGTGGTATATTAAGAGCAGAATGGTGGGTGCCATGGGAATATGAAGAGTTGCCAGATGTTGAATATGTTATTCAATCTTGGGATACAGCATTCAGCACGAAAGAAAAAACTTCGTATTCTGCAAGAACAACTTGGGGTGTTTTCAGGAGGAATGGTCAGGTAAATGCTATTGTTATTGATATGTGGTATGACAGAGTCACCTATCCAGAGTTGAGAAGAATCGCACAAGAGTCATTTTACGATTATGAACCAGACGCAGTTCTCATAGAAAAGAAAGCATCTGGTCAAAGTTTAATACAAGATTTGCGTATGGCTGGTGTGCCTGTAATTGAGTATATGCCTGACAGAGACAAAGAAGCAAGAGCACATGCCAGCAGTGCGTTATTAGAAGATGGAAGAATTTACTTTCCTTCTAACAGAAAATGGGCTAAAAATTTAATAGACATTTGTGCTGCATTCCCTGCTGGGGACAATGATGACATAGTTGACACATGTACACAGGCATGGTTGAGACTTCGCAAAGGTTGGTTTGTCACTCATTCTTCTGATTATGATGACGACGAAATAGAAACAAAAGAGAGGATAACATTGTATGGCTAGATCCCCAATAAATATCCAAGCTGAAGAGCCAATGTTTGCTGAAGGCGAACCAGCTGACGATTTACAAGTTGAGAATATTGGTGATGACGTTTTAATAGGTGACCCAGCAGAAGACATGGTTCAGGAGGACACTGACTTTGACCAAAACCTTGCTGAAGTTATTGATGAAAGAGAGCTTTCAAAAAAAGCAGACGAATTAATACAGCATTATGAAAATGATAAATCGGCAAGATCCGAGTGGGAAAGAAGATATAAAGAAGGTTTGAGGACACTTGACACTGAAGGTGGTTTAGACGAATCAGAAGATCAAAGAGCATCCAGAGGTCTGAGCACAGTTGTTCATCCTTTAATATCAGAAGCAGCAACACAGTTCAATGCAAGAGCAATCGCAGAATTATATCCTTCTGATGGACCAGTGAAAACAGTTATTGTTGGTGAGCCAAATGAGGAGGTTGAGGAACAAGGTCGCAGAGTGCGTGAATATATGAATTACCAGATCACCCAGCAGATGCCTGAATACTTTCCTGATCTAGACCAAATGTTATTTCACCTGCCATTGATCGGACAAACTTTTAAAAAGATATGGTGGGATCCAGATTTAAATAGACAAAAATCTATATTTGTAAAGGCAGAAGATTTTGTTGTTGCACCAGAGTCAAATGATTTACAAACAGCACCAAGATATACTCACCTCATAAGAATACCAAAAAACGACTACAATAGATATGTTGATGCAGGATATTATTTACAATCAGAATATTCAGGTGATGATATCGACCCAGCAGGAGATACAATAGCAGACATTGAAGGTGTTGAAGGTTATTCTGCAGATGGCGAAGATCAAACATTAACACTTTTAGAGATGCATGTTTACGAATCTTTTGAAGGCATTGATAACGCAGATGATGATGAAGGCAGTGTCGCATTGCCATATATTGTTACAATAAATTATGACACGCAGAAAGTTGTTAGTGTTCGCAGGAACTGGAGAGAAGAGGACGAACAGCAACGAAGACGAGATTGGTTTGTAAGTTATAAATTTCTTCCTGGACTTGGGTTTTATGGTTTTGGTCTTTACCACATGATTGGTGGTCTTGGCAAAGCTGCAACAGGATCTTTGAGAGCATTATTAGACTCTGCTGCATTTGCAAATATGCAAGGTGGTTTTAAATTAAAAGGCAGAGTGACAGGTGGTGAACTGCAAGTTAATCCTGGAGAGTTCGCAGATCTAGATTCAACAGTTGACGATGTTAACAAAGCAATTATGCCATTGCCATTTAAAGAGCCAAGTGGATCGTTGTTTCAATTATTAGGTTTTATTGTACAATCAGGTCAAAGATTTGCAAGCACAGCAGATTTAAATGTTGGCGATGTTAATCCTAATGCACCTGTTGGTTCTACAGTTGCGTTAATAGAACAAGGCAGTAAATCATTTTCAGCAATACACAAAAGACTGCACCATTCTCAAGGTCAAGAGTTTAAATTACTCTCAAAACTAAATGCAGAATATTTACCAGAGAAAGTTGCGTTTTCAGTTGCTGGTGGGACACAACAAGTTTTTGCTGCAGACTTCAATGACAGAGTTGACATAATACCAGTCAGCGATCCAAACATATTTAGCACTGCCCAGAGAATAGCACAAGCACAAGCAGTATTGCAAATGTCAAAAGCAGCACCAAACCTGCATGATAATTATGAAGCATACAAAAGAATGTATGAAGCAATCAGAATACCAAACATTGATGAGATTCTAAAAAAGCCAACAGAAGCAGCAAGACTAGATCCGATTGATGAGAATATGTCTGTTATGTATGGCAAGCCAATAAGAGCATTCCCAGAGCAAGATCATGATTCACACATACAAGTTCATTTACAGTTTCTGTCAGACCCATCACTTGGTGGCAATCCAGGAGCAAAAGGCATGCAACCAATACTTGTTGCACACGTTGCTGAACATATTGCATTATTGTATCGCACGAGGATGGAAGCAAGCATTGGTATGCCATTGCCTAATTTACCAGATGTGCGTGATAAGAAGTTCGAGTTCGATGATATCAATCCAGAACTAGATATGTTAATAAGTCAAAGAGCAGCACAAGTTGTTCAGGCAGCACCACAGATGCAAGCAATTAGAGGATTACAAAATGTTGGCAAGCAACAACAAAACCCGTTACAATATGCCCAGCAACTTGCTCAACTCGAAGCACAAGCACTCCAGCAAAGGACTCAATCGCAAATACAAGCTGACCAAGCCAAAGCTCAATCGGATATTGCGATCAAGCAAGCAGATGCTAAACAAGATATAGAAATAGCAAAAGCCAAAACTCAAGTTGAGCTTGAATCCA